TTGGCGTAACACAAAGGAGAGAGCGATGACATTTATAGCGACAGCAGAGTTCTATGGGGCAAGAACCCCAATGACCATTGCCAGGCATGAAGCCGCAACCCAAGATGAGGCGGTTGTTGGCCTTATAGATGAGGTTAAAGAGTTCTTTAGAAATGATGAAACCGATTGGTATGAAGATGTGATGATTTGTATGAAGGCATCAGACATGATTGTCCGTACACCATTCACATATTGGGTTCACAAATTCTCTTGGAGCTTCTAATGTTTAACTTTAATATTTTTTCAGGCAAAACTTACTACAGCACAGAAACTTTAAAAGTGTCTGACAAAGGAACCACGTTCACCAAGATGGGTGATTCATGGTTTGGTAGCAATGGCGACATTGTCCAAAAGATGGGTGATAACTGGACTAACCTAAATACTGGCGTGTCCTCCAACTGGGGCGACCCTTGGGAACAAAAATGAATACACACTACAACATGGCAACCGCAGAGTACACACGCGAGATTGTGTACGAAGGCATCCATTTGCTTTTAAGGTTCCACAAAGACATGCTTGATGAGTACGTCTTGGATGCCGTCTTAACCCCCGATGGAACAAACATTACGGACTTGATCCGTGTGTCTGCTTTGACTTATTTTGAAACTTTAATTGAATCGAATTGATATGGGATATTTACTTGGCTGGGCTTGCTTCTTTGCATGGCTCACACATATCTTCACTTGCTTCTCACAGGCAATGTGGGGATTCTTGATTGCTGGCGCATTGTTTTTTCCAATTGGAATCTTGCACGGATTCTTTCTTTGGTTTTCTTAAGAGGCACACATGAAGATGAAAACATTTAAACAAGAGTTGATCGACTATCACAAGAAGTCCGATCAAGAGTATTGTTGTTATTGCATGGAAAGCAAAGACGATAAATACCAATGCTGCCAAGAGAATCACTTTATGAAGTTCAGCGACTTTGATGAACATGCACAAAGTGAATTTATTGAGTGGGAATTGGATGAATATGAAAAGTTATTAGACAAAGAAGAGGCATCAAAATGAACGAGCAAAGCAAAGCAAATCTAGAGGTATATGTAAAGTTGGCGGTGGCACGGGCAAAGCTTCGGGCAAAGCCTTTGAAGAAGTCGGGCTTGAATAAGTTTGCAGGCTATCAATATTTTGAGCTGTGGGACTTCTTACACCCCACCCTTGAAATTTTTGATGAGCTTGGCCTGATTGGCGTGGTGTCGTTCACTAAAGATCAAGCAGAACTGTGCATTGTGGATACTGAGGGCGGTGGCGAGATTGTGATCACCAGTCCCTTTGGCTCCGCAGCATTGAAGGGTTGCCACGAGGTGCAGAACATTGGTGCGGTGGAGACTTACCAGCGCCGCTACCTTTGGGTTGCCGCAATGGAAATTGTTGAGCATGATGCCTTGGATGCCACTACAGGGCGTAAAGGTGATGCACCGATCATTACCCCTAAGGGTGGTATCGGAGATGATCTAGACAACGAAGTCAAAACTTATTTGATGGAGTTGGCAGAAAGCTGTCGCTCGTTGGTTGCAAATGGTCGTGCAAGGGAAGCCTATGACATGATCAAGAGCGAACAACTTGAGACAGATCAAGAGGTGTGGTTGTCCAGTCAAATGGATTCAGCCACAAGAAGCGCAATTAAAAAAGCGAAACCAGTCTAAGAGGAAAATATGGCGTATGACAACACAAACCGTGGCACTCTGTCACGGAATGACAAAAAAATAGAGGCCACACATGCTGACTACAACGGTCAGCTAAATGTGGATGGAACAGACTACTGGATCAATGGGTGGATCAAGAAAGGCAACGAGGGCAAAACCTTCTTGTCTTTGTCGGTCAAACCCAAAGCGCCAGCAGCTCGTCAGAGTTCGGAGCCAACTCGCAAGAGTTCAGGTTCAGGCTTTGATGACATGAATGACGATATGCCCTTTTAATTTTCGGGGGGAAAGCGGATGCTGAGTGACTCTGAAGTGAAGCGCTTAGAAATCAGTGTAGCGAGTACCCCCACCCCCTTGGCGTAAAAATAGGAGAGAGAAATGAACAAATTGGACGATACATTTTTTGGCGGCGAAGTAAAAAAATTCTTTGACTTGCCCATCTTTAACCGAGTACGGAGTTCAGACCCCGTCACCAGCTACCAGGCAGCTGACTCAATTAAAGAGGTGGCTCCACAGCACTTCAGAATCATCCTAGAAGCCCTTGTGACACATGGTCCTATGGGTAAGGATGGGATAGCTTTAAAAACAGGTTTAAACCCCAATGCTGTCTCCCGCAGACTGCCCGAACTCCAAAAGCTAAACTTGGTCACCACCACTGGCAAAACCGTCAAGTCCTTAAGTGGGCGGGAGGAACGTGAATGGAAATCTCTTTAGTCTTGCTACTTTTGTGGGCTGTAATCATAGGCATTGCTTTGGGTACAGTTATTTTGGTTATACTAGCCATTTACATGATGTCAGAGGAAATATGAATTGCATGGAATATTTTGAGATTTACTATTCGGAAAGTCTTGAGCTTGATCTTGAGTTAAGGTTTACCGTAACGGACTACGACCCATCCGTGGGCGTAGACTACGAGTTTGATTATGAGTCGCTGGATGAATCAGGCAATGACCGCACTGATGACTTACAGCAGACTGAGCGGGACGAGATTGAGCGCATGATCTACAAGCACATCAAAGAAAACATTGACAAAGAAGATTACGACCCATATTGAGCAAATCACCACCCTCTACGGCAGACAGCGAGGCCGTGGAACGGTGGTGGTTGAATACTTAAACGCCTTTCGGTGCAAGCACTGCGGGGCGTTTTTTCGTTCATTTGCGGAAGCACAAGCTCACGAGATGAGCCTCAAGCCTGCAAGCCCTGCAAATACTGAGTCTTCCCAGCAACCCTGACAGCAGTCAATTCTTGCTTCTTCAGGTTGTTTGGGTCATACGAAACATGGACCCACCCACTTGACGGTTTACCCTGTTCGTAGAATTCAAGGATCAATTGGGTGTAATCAAGGTTATCCATGATCCACTGCGCCAACTCAGGGTTGGGGATGCCATCGATTTCTAGGTCGCAAGCTTGGCCCTTGCAATGGTCTGAGGTCTTCGACCCACTTACCGCAGCATTACTTTCAGGACTGCGATAGCCCGAGTTCACGGTAACTGATTTACCAAAGTGATCGCGCACAGGTTGCAAAACCTTCTCGCAAAGCAATTTCAAGTTTTCAAGTGCTTCATCGTTGGGCGTGTTGTCCAAGCCCAAGCGGGTTGCGGTGTCGGACCTAGTTAGCTCTTTAAGGGTGAAGTTTGGTGACAGGTTCATTTGATGCTCCTCATTTCGTTGTATTGGTCGATGCAGACGTTGAGACTGCGGATGGCTTGGTCACCTCGGCTGGTGAGATCGACAATAGCTTGAGCAACTCCTGAGTCAAGCTCGGCTCTTGTTTCTGTATTTCCACTGGGAGCGGTGGAATCTGAGGCGGTGTGTACGGCGCACTCGGGGGCTTTGACAGGAATGAACAGCTTGCGCTCACCAGTGGCAAGATCAGAACGCAGCTTAGTCTCTTTAGCTTTTGCAACATCGTTGGACTTCCTTAAAGTTTGCGCATATGTTTGGGCGACCTCCCCCATGCGTTTTTCTGTTTCCCGTGCCTGCTCATTCAAGCGAGCAATCTCAAGTTGCTGGCGCTCGTACTCATCGGCACTTCCCTTGAAATAACCGCTTGTTCCTGCGCCAAAAACAGCCAGGACGATACCCAGCAATACCCATGGGTTTAGCAGGCTCATGGTTTTGGTGGCTCATCGTTATCAATGGCTTCGGCCTTGGCGCTTGCGTTGGCAATTGCCTTGACACCTGAACGACCAGCGACACCGCCAAGTACCCCAGTAATGAACACCATGATGGTGCTGATCTGCTGGGTGTATACCTTGTCGATCGCCGCCATGCTGCCATTCATAGGTTGCTGGACAAATGAAACTGAGTACAGAAACATACCCATAGAGGCCAGCAGGATGGTCACCAAGACCACAATTACGAATGCCCATACCCTGACTTCAATTTCGTCAGCGTTGAGGCGATTATTTGGTTTGTATCCGATGGTAGGCATTACTTTTTCTCCTCAGGTTTAACCAGCATTTCAGGGCAAGTGCCTGATGCTGTACAAATTGGTGGTTTACATTCAGTATTTTGCCAGTTCATTGGGTCTTGGCATGGATAACGATATCGATCATCGCAACCAGTCAACAAAACAAGCACAACAGATAAAACCCAAATTTCATATACGTTCATTTTTGTCCCTCTGCTTTCTTTCAATTTCTCGCCTAAGTTTTTCAACCTTTTCAAGTTGCACTTTGGCCTCATGCTTCGCTTCCAAAATGTCAAGGTAAAGCATACCCAACATAGGGAGCATCAAAGCAACAAGAACAAGAGCAGCAACCCATCCCACTATGTCTTCCTCAATTGACCTACGAACAGGAGCCACAGCCACAGGTATAGGAGGAATAGGAAAGTCACTAGCAGATATGCTGACTTTGCTCGCAGATTTCTTTTTGCTTCCTCCCGTTGCCATGCTTTGTATCGCTCCTTTGCTTCTTGCTTCAGTCTAGCGCCCTCTTGTTCGGCGCTTATGACATCTCGCATTTCAAAAACTTTGCTATACAAAGCCCCCATCTCGGGAGGGGACTGGTACACCATAGTCTCTCGTATGGTGACCTCTAATTCTGCCATCTGATCAAGCGCCATCACCCTTTTGAGTGCGGCTTCCATCAGGTTGGCTTCAGGATCGTAAACGGTCCTTGATCGCTCTTCCTCTTCGCGGATATGAGCTTGTAGTTGAGATTGCAGCTTGAAGAACGTAGTGAGCTGGGCAACAATGTCGACCATCACTTGCGTTTCATTTACAGCTACATACTTCTCCTTCTTTTTTGTCTGTTGGACAGGCTGTTCGGTCTTTGGTTTTGCTCCGAAGAGTTTTGCCCAAAATCCCTGCACCTCACGGGCAACACCAACAGCTTCTTCAACAGTGGACTTGACCTCCATAAAAGAGGTCTTGACCTGTTTGTAAAGCTCGCATCCTTCCTTGATGGCGGCAACGCAAGCATTGGCGGCGAAGAGGATGCTGATTGGGTCAATTTTGTTCTACCTAACAGGTTACTGTTTCATCAAAACACTTCACAAGCTCTTCGTAAGGCATATCCATAAATGCCTGCACAACTATTCGCACATTATCGTTTTCGGGAAGATACTTCCACTTGCCAAAACGAGAGTTATCTTCGATGGAAACTGAATGCGGTCTTTTTGTATCCAATATCCACACATCCCCATCTTGGGCAGTAAAATACTCAACGACTTTAATTTTTTCAGGATTTACAACAACATATCCATCCCCGTTGTCAGTAGACCATCTATCGTCTCGCTCTATTTCTCCATCCCAAAATGAAGTTGTTTCTCCGCTGACACTTCGGTAAAAGTTAATGACGCAACCATCATCCAAATGTATGTGTGGGCCAAGAAGCGAAATTTCTGAATAGTTAACACCCATCAAATAACTTTTTGCGCTTTCCGGCAAAGCATCGCGTACCAATTCAATTTGTTTGCGTGGCAGATACCGTCTGATGACAGCATGTTTTTTGGCTCCCTCTGCCATCCCGTGTTTGGCAATAATGCGAGACACGTTGCCTAGATATGGAAACTCCACAGCAAGTTGGATTTTCTTTGCGTGTTTCATTTAATTCATTTAAACAAAAGCCCATAGCAATCGGTAGTGGCAGTGACCAAAGTGTCCCCCGAACTAATGCTAATTTGCGTGGGTTTTGTAATGCTTCTATCTTTTATAGCCAAATTACCAGCGCATAAAAACAACCTTGTGTCTTTAGGAAGAGTTGTTTGTGAGCCAGCTGTTAGTATGAACGAATCAAGGTCAACATCTGCGTTGCTGTTAATGCGCTCCTCAAAACAAAAAATCTTGGTTTCTCCTACCGATGTATGCTCATAAATGCCTTGAACATAATCTAAGCGTGGACGAAAAAATTGCCCAGGCGCAAAGTCTTGTATAGGGGTATTTTTTGTTATGTCTTTATTTTTAAAAAGACCTTGCACCCAAAACGTATAGCATGTAATGTCGTTATTTATGACGGCAGTTGAAATCTCTCCATCAGAATACGTGTTTTCTATTAACACATGACCAAAAGCTGCGTAAGGTTTTTGAATCATAGCTATATCACCACTACGTTAAGTGTTTCGAGGGTCGGACTTTCCTCTACCGGCAAAACCAATTCGGTTGCAGAGTAAGAATTTACTTGCCCAACCATGTCTTTGTATTCTTGTATTTTATTTGTGTCAACAACAAACTTCTCTTGGCGCTCTTGTTGTTCAACAAGATAAACACCAGCAATAGCAATTCGCTTTTTTATTTCGGCTGGGTCACTTATGTCAGGCCACATGTTTACGGGCTGATAAGCATAAGATGGGTAGTCATCAGGGTTTTGAGATTTGGTCGTATCAGACGCAAAAGAAACAATCAAAGAATTTGACTGCTCTTCAAAACTGTGAATTTTCATGTGCAATGTGTTCATATTTTTCCTTTAACCAACTCCGCCTTGTCTAGTTCCTGTAGCAGTCCATGTCACAAAACCGTTGCCAACAATATAGTTTCCAGTGCCTCCGCCTCCGCCACCAGGTGCAGTTCTAGGCGTTCCGCCTGCTCCACCAGATCCTCGACCACCTCCAGCTCCACC